CCCAGTAGATACCAGCAGACTCTAGATCAAGAATGGCATTGGATGTTTGGTCAACAGGGGTAGTACCTTGATTATCGTAGACACCTTGACGATCAGTTGCCGCTGCACCGGCATCCACAAAGTCATCTCCAAGCCATGCTTGCTCAGGGATGTCTTCCAACGAATATCGCTCAACCGGAGCGTAATCGATGGTCTTACCATCCATAGCTCCTTGAGGAGCCAATACAAGATCATCATTAGTAGCATTCCTAACAACAAACGACAACTGTACCCGGTTAGGTGTAGTTGTCCCAATCGTATGTCCATCGGTATTCGACTCGCTCTGCAACAAGCCATAAATCTGATGACCACCACTATCAAGAATCGGGTCACCTGACGCCGAATCAACAATCAAGGAAAGGTTCTTTGGTTGTACACCTGACGAGCCTGCTACCTCAGTCAACGTAGCAGAATCGAACGACGACTCGTATGCAACAACAGTACCAAGTGTCGTAACAGCGCCGACTGCTGCCGTAGTATTTCCAGGTAGCTCACCGGCAGCATCCAATATTACATGTTGTGCATTCGTCGCAATCGGACCAATGTCGGCACCAACCACATCCTTACGACGAAGAAGGCGCTTACGCTCCAAGTCATGAAGATCTTGGTTCAGACTATCAACACCACGCTGAGCACCATTCTCAAACGTAGATGGAGTGGAAATGTCATCCCACCAATTTCCACCTTGGACTTTGAGAAGGTTATGAACCTGAGACCGTAGGTTATTGAGGTCATCCTCAATATGAACCGGATTGGTCTCAAAGTTAGCTTCGGACGGCGACGTACTGTCGGTGTAAGTATCCGACTTGCGAATCTGAGTGTCTTGACGGATAAACGTTCGTGCCATTCTCTATCTCCCTGTTGTTAGGAACTGCGGTATCCTAAATGACACGAATATCAACGAAGTAGACACTTCTTTTGAAAACTACTCAGCCATACTTCTGTTTGGCCATCCCCCGACGAATGCCTTCAAATGCAGCGATATCCGAATTCACATATTCGATTTTCAAACCTCGAACATCTTCATTCGTGATATCAAACGACCACTCACCATCTTTACCACTTTGACTAATGCAGTATTCTTTCAGATTGTACCCTTTGAACCGAATGAACGCTGCTAGTGACACGTCTCGCGTCGAAAACATCGGAAACCTCCCGAATGTTCTAAGTCGAAAACTACTCTCTTATCTGAATAATACAATGTAATCGTCAACAAAACAAAGTCGCTTCTCATACAAACTCGTTCACCTCTAATTTCACTACGATTTACTACAGGCTCTAACCACATCTGATATTTAGTATTTCGACTTGATGGTAGATCGATACGCTTACCATCATCATCAACAATAGCAATACGACTTACTTTTTTATGAATATTCAGATTATCTAGCGCACGTACATCGCCTTCGCGACGTACATCTAGATGTAAAACTGTACCATTGTTGAGATGAAGTATGACCACTCTCTGTATAACTGGTTAGACAATGACCCTAAACCAACCATGGCTCTGAAACAACTTACGATGTGCCATAGGTACTTTGGTCGGCACATTGCGCATAAACTTAATTCCAGCCAACGACAAAGTAGTCGCACCTTCCAAAATCGCAACAAACTCCTTGGGAGGCGGCGGCTTCGGAATCTCTTTCGCCGGTATATGCTTAGGAACGTATGGAGGTGGAGCTATATCCACAATTGGTTCTTCAACTGCCTCATCTTTTTCAACAACATCATCTTCAACTGATTTACGTGTTTTTCTGGTCTTTACCATCGAATCCTCCCGAAAAGACAACAGTACGGAGGTAGACGGGCGAAGCTACCTCCGTACCATTATCTAAACTTCTAATTCAAGCCAACGTTAATGCCCTTAACCATAGCGGTCACTTCCTCGATCTGAACGTCCATCTTGGTCGTGATTGCATACTGATTGGTTGACTTGAAGATATCCCTATCCCGTTCGATGCGAATATCACGGCCAATGCCCAGAATCAAGTTGGCCATGTTGGTTAGGATTACCTGCCCCTGCGAGTTGTACGTAACCTTGACCGTACCACCACCAGCAAGTGCACCACCACTGGTATTCGCCACAGTACCGGCTGTTGCATCAACAGTGTAATCTGTCGTCTCAACATACGGAGTCGTAGGAGCAGAACCCAAGTCCTGTGGTGTCACGATGACATTAGACACCGGACCATATCGAAGAGCCTGTGTATCAATGGCAGCACCAAAGGTGATGTCCTGAACCACAAGCGGCTCTTTCTCAAGCAATGGCACGCCAACAAGCGGCACACCAAACGGGCTCATCATACCCTGACTCTGAAGAGCAGCATCACCCATACCAGTTGCACGAGAAGCGATCTTCTCGCGATAGAGCTGCTCATGGTCGAGAGAACACATATACCGAAGATCTTGACGACGTCGTCGGAACTTGATCGGCATCGACGTCAGCATACGCGAGAAAAACGTGCTATTGATGTCTGAACCAGACGCATCGTAGACGTTGCCAGAATCGGCCTTGCGCAACCAACCATTGAACAGCGCCATGTACGAATCGTTGATATACTGAGTCGTCGACCCTCCATCGTACAAGTCACCCTGGAGACGAGCATGTCCAATGGTATCACCATTGATCATCAGCTCTTCCATATCATTCGCAGTCTGGGTTGCCATCATGCGAACAACAGTATCCTCGACACTCTCTCCCTCGATGTTGATTTCCGCAAAGTTATCGGAAATCTCGAACGGAGTCATAAGCTCCTTCGGCTGGAGAGTGACCTTCGAAGTCGTAACTCCCCTTCGAACCTGCGGAGCCTGAGCCTCGGCTTTCGGCACAGTCACACGCTGACCAACACCGATTTTGTCGATTTCAAGTGTCTCAGGCTTGAACCGAACAACACGAACATTTCCCTTGAGCATCGTGACATCGATAACATAATCGATGAACTTATTGCTCTGAACTGGATTCAGCTTTCCGCTAGAAGCCAGTGCGGTCGTGTCAATCAGTGACTTTTCAACTAGTTCTCGTGCCTTGAGAAGAAGTTCCTCGTTCGTCATCTCAATTCAACTCCTTTCGGGTGATCGCCCCAGACCCTTGTTACTCTGCCGACCGAAGTCCAAGTACACTTGAGAAAGACCCATCGTCTTTTCCATTGGACTTCTCAGTCACTTTGGTGGTGCGATCAGGAGCACCACCCCTGGAGTCAGCTCGCTTCCGAAGTGCCTTATCGACTTTCTCTTCAGAAGCCTCTGCCATTTTTCGAATACTATCGAGAGATTTGGCAACTTCATCGAACTTGTGCTCGAACTTCGCTTCCAACTTCTTCTCCAATGACTCAATAGCACTGAGAATCAAGTTGTCGTTTTTTTCGACAGGTTCCTCTACAGTCTCCTCGGTTTCCGTTTCCGAAGATTCTGTTGCCTCTGTTTCCGAAACTTCCGCCTCCACTTCATCGGTCGTCGCTTCGGCCTGTTCAGTAGTTTCTTCAATCATATCTATAGTCTCCTGTGGCTCACCGACAATTGACGGTGGAGTAGATGATACCGTAGTACCAGTCGGCACACTTACTTCAGACAGCATTTTCATAATTTGACCGAACGCATCCCGAACCGACATATCTTCACACTTTTCAACGTCTACCGATTCAGTATCTAGCTCATCATGTGCAGGTATTTCTTCAATCGTATCATATTCCTCAACAAGTGTTTCAAGTTCACTTGCTGCTTTATCAACAGACGAGTCAAGACCAACTGGAATGAGCATAGGTCCAGCATCATCATGTTCGATGCCATCTACATATGTTGTCATGTACTCGGTCACTGATTGTACAACATCAACATACCGGTCACGAACCAGATAAGAAACCGCCCCCGCTTTTTCCAATTCTTCTTCGCGCTTCGTAATATCAGCCAACGAAAGAACCGACTCTGCAACGCCGCGTTTTTCGATAGGCACCTCAGTGGAAGGTAGGAACGACCGAACTTCTGCCGCCAACGACTTCGTCATATCTACAATGACTTGTGGTGGCTTATCGGCTCCATCATCTGTAACATCAAGACATTTAACAGCATTCGTCAATCGCTCTGCACCTTCAACAACTGACGTCAACCGCTTGTGTACTGTCTTCATTACAGATCGAGGAACATCATTCTCATTAAGTTTCTTATCTGACATCGGTCCTCCCTGTTTCTCCTTCTCAGAGTCTAACCGGTTAGACATTCCTTTGACCACAATATGTGGTTCTCCAATGGCAGGAACATCGACCGCTGACACTTCATTTGGTTTGATATCACGAAGAACCGCTTCTGCGTCAGGAGAATCACCCATCGTAGGCATTGCTAACCTCGTTCAGTAGACAACCGCTTGAGTTGCTGTACTGCTGCAACTCCCCCAATACTCCAACCAGTCAACTCGCCATTCTTGAACATGTTCCACAACGACGAATCTCTAATACGAGCATACAGTATCCAAGTGCCTTTTGGATAAGTCAAGGTTGTCAATTCCTTCGATGGATGTTCATCAGACGCAGCAGGTACTTCTACTTCAAACTCCATCTCACGATCAAGCACCCAACTTTGAATCGGTCGTGCCGCATCATATATTACTTCACCCTGATGCATGAACTTAATGCCGTTCTCTTTTGGGTCTTCCATATAATGTTCGAGCCAATAATGTGCGGCATCTTCAGTAGCCTGATCATCATATATATCACCTTGAAGATCAACTACACCAGGAACCAATACGGCACCGCCAACAATATGCTGCTCGTTTTCAGTCTCGGCTTTAAAAACCTTATCAATCGAAACATCAATTGATTCACTTACCGTATCATAACATCCAACATTAGTATTCTCATCCTCTGAATATACACAATGATCGCCACCATCATGACGAATAGTTTTGTCTTTCTCATCTGTGATGACATGATGTGATTTGATTTGAGGCGTAGATTTTTTCTGCATCGACAACAATTTGACAAGCGTATTCACCGCATTATACGCTTCTTCCGGCATGGAATCACTATCATCCATCATCAACTTCAATTTTTGAAGCTGATCAACAGCATCCTCTTCTGTAATCCCCGCTGTAGCAATATCAGCTTTCGCCTGCTCATGAAGCATCGTCATCGAGAATGGAATGTCTCCACGAACATCTTCAGCAATAGGTGGAAGTTCTCGACCAAGAATATCTTCAGTAATAAGTCGAGATATCTCTGGTGACAATCCACCGCTCTGTTCTGCAACGGCAAGAAGTTGGGTCAGCTCGTAATTGTCTGTGATATCTGGTGTATTTGAACGGAACAACACATTCGGTGTTCCAAGCGAAGGAACAATAGTCTGATTCCAAACATCATCGTCTTCGTTACGAGCCGGTCTAAATACTTGTTCTTCTCCAACTTTACGAGAGCTATCAGCCGTTGCACGAGTGTAATCTTCTGCGCGTCCCATGAAGATAGGCGGAAGACGGAACGAACGACGAATTTTATCGTCATTCCTTTCCATATAATTAACAAACAACGCATCGGTATGCTGAACTTGAGTCAACTCTTTAATATCGAGCTTCATCGTACCAGGGTCTCGTATACCCTCTGTAACAGGCTCGCCCTCAATCAAAAGTATCGTCGAGTAATTGTCATCTCCCTGAATACGTTCCTCAACAAATTTCTGAATCCGCTCAATCGATGCTTCCGTCAACTGAACATTCGTTGCCATTAACATCATGGCAGGAATGTTATTACTACGAAATGTCGTATAGTTAATTACCTCAGCAGCGCGATTGCCAAAAACGGTGAATAGGTTACCAATCCAACGAGGTAACCCATAAGGCCCCCGAGAACTATACAAGCGAAGATGTACCACCTCAGTAGCCAGCATATCTTCAGAAAACTCTAAGCTGTTCAATTCTTGTTCAGTAACAACTTCGCCAGTATACTTATGAATTGGACGCGGGTCGTTCCACTCTTTGAAATACACTTTCGTGGCTTCGCTTTCTCGTATCTGGACATATCGGCGAAACCTCTTTGTATATGGAAACGACTGAATCGACCAACTACCATCTGCTCCTTGAACTGCACGTAACACTTCGTGCTCAGTCATCTCTTCATCTTCTTTACGAAGACGCATCTGCCAACTTGGCAAATGAGTCAGACCGGCAGGCTCATCAGTAACTACATTACGCAACACTTCATAGTACGAATTCCCAGTTGTCTCCAAATCATTTCGAAGAGTCGCGCGAAACGTAGTAAACGACTGGGTTGCTTCAAGAATAGCATTCGAAAAGAAATTCTTAACCTTAGCTAGCTCCATCCGAATGTTATCTTCAGGAATTTCTTCTCGACGTTGGTTACTATCTCGCGGAACAATACGGTGTCCCATCTTCGCGATATTCACAACCATCGCATCGATTGCAGGACCAAGTTCCGATGATACTTCCGGCATCACTGCCAGAGTAAACAAATCATAAGGAGGTTCGATAATACCTCCTTCGTTATACATATTGATAAATGGGTCTTCTGGCAGTGACCGTGATACCCCTCGTGCATCCTTCTTGACACGTATCGGAATAACTTTTGCAACATATTGGTTTTCGCCCAACATATCAGTAACGGCTGCGGACATCGTTCACCTCATGTCTAACTGGTTAGACACTAAAACAAACCTGGTTCTTTTGAACGCGGTCGACGTTTCCTAGCTCCACCTTGTAACGCGCCATTGACCGCAAAATATAGCGCATCAAAACGGTCCTTCAATTTGACATCAGGGAAACCAGTCAACTGAGCTTCTAACGATGCCATTCGTCCTTTACGATGATACACTTGCTTACGCTCATAATAGAGCTGAAGCGCCCGTGCTCTTGTAATCTTATCTTTCGTCGTCCAAATAGGACGAGTTGGAATATCTGGCCATTCTGTAGACACTGTCGATTCTAACACCGACTGATAAGCGTTTGCTTCAACAAAAACACGTACTGGGTTAAACGTATCGTTGACTGAAATGAGTTGTTCGCATTGTTCTTTGAACGTTAACCGTGAAGCAAACTCATAAAGCACATATATCTCGAAAATCTCACGAATGATTCCTATGACAATAATTGAAAATTCATCAGCATCATCCTTGAGAGATGATGCCAAGTCAACTCCCATCCAAACCGACAAATCATACTTATGTATCATTCGCATCGGGTCATCATCATAATACTGAAACCATTTGTTCTGAAAATAACTCCCACTCATAAACTTCGTACGGTTCTGATATTGACACTCAAAATCAGCAAGAGGCATTGATGCTCGCCTCTCGATGATCTTCTTCATTGGAAACCCTACGGGGTCATAGCAAATCGCATTACTAGGAGCATAAAACTTCCCCTTGTCATCTTGCTCTAGATCAATGGCGGCGCCTGTAGTTTGATCAAACACCGCAGGTATGACCATGTTCGATTCTTTGAACTTCGGGTCGTTATCACAAAGATACCCATACAAATCCTCTGGATGATAACGAGTACCAAGCACTCGCATCTCTCCTTCTGGACGGAGCGTAGGAAGCATTGACGTATAAAAAAATCGAATAAGATGTGAGCGTTGTGTCTCTGTACGAGAATTCCTCAACTCGACCAAATCATCAGCAATGATGATATCAAAATGCTTCGACACAACCGCACCATCGGCACCGGCAATCGTAAACGTATGTTCTTTGGTCTGTTGTACTCGACCAATAATATCTGCTTGCGTTTCATCCCACTTCTTCCCCTTCAATTCACCAAACAAGTCAATAAGTTCATTTTTCAAAAGATTAGATTTTATCTCAGTAAGAAATGACTGAGCCTGTTGTACTGTACGCGAAGCAATCAGAATTCGAACGTCTCGATTCTGAAGAGCTTTCATAATGGCATAACATATATTCGCAGACGTTGATTTGCCTGAACCACGAGGAGCAAGTACAAGACCAAACTGGCGTCCCTCAAAGAATCGATGTATCACCATTTGATGATCAGGTGATCGATATCCTAATATCCTCATCAAAATATCAAGACGATTCTCCTCTAATATCAAACGACGAACATACTCTTGTTGCGTTTTATCTAGCTCAAGAATCGACTCAATAAGGGCATCTCGTCGAAGTAAATCGACATTCTCTTTACCAATATCAAATGTTTCATTCGCATACTCTCGTCCAACTAAATCGATAGGAAGATCAGGAGTAATACCACGACCACGATCACGGGTTTTGCCCGTCCATGGGTCGTACAACATCCTCGTATTCCCCGTCGATAATTGATTCAGATCTGTCAGACTGTTCGAAAACGGATTCTCTCCCATCGTTACCTTGCTCCAGCATCTTGATGTACATCTTCGGAATTGTACCTTTGCCTACCAATTCTTCGAATTGATTCATCTTCTTCTGTAATGTCTTTCGAAGTTGTTCGGTAGGCAATGCTGCAAGATTGATCTGTCCAGACAAACGAACTTCTTTAGCTCGCTTCTGGATTACTCCCATGTCCTGACCAGTCTTGATTGTTCGTTCCAGAATATCACTCTTGGCCTTGATCGCAATCACTGCCGATTGTGTCGATGGGACATTACCGAGGATTTTTCGAGCTACACCCGGCGACCCGTATATCTTTGCAGCATCATTCCAATTCCTGATCGCTCGATATGTTTCATCCACAAAATAATCAAGATCTCGAATACATTGCTCTTGCTGTAAACAATAAACGTAGTACCGATGGGCCGTCGTCATTGCGAGACGTTTCTGTCCGTCGTTCGCAAGAAGACGTTTCTCAATGGTAGCAACTTGTGATTCATTCAGACTCATTACTACCATAATGTCTTCACGTGTCATTCCTTCTGAAAGACACGCTCTTAGCATCTCCTCCTCAATACGATGTTTCGCCTTACGAATAGCAGGTCGGTCAGAGTTGGGTTGATTTTTAGGAACCGTAATGACCGTCGAACGTTTTCGATCATCTTTGATCTGCTTCACCACTCGACGTTTGGGTGCCGCAATGCGTCGAACTTTGATCATAACTCTAGATATACGATGCTTGTTGTTTTTCCTCAAGACCAAGTGCATATAATGCACAAATGAAACCAATCATAAAATGGGTAGGTGGAAAACAGTGGCTTGCTCCTCGAATCGTTCCTGTGATTCGTAAGTACCTAAAAAGAAACTACTATGAACCATTCATGGGTAGCGCAAGTGTGTTTTTAGCAGCATGTCCAGCAAACAAGAGCTATCTCTACGATTCAGTCCACTCGCTTGTCGTAACATTCAACCTCATCAAACAAGACGCCATGCAAATATGGCCACACCTGCACCGACTTTCAAAA